TCCAATTTTATCATCAATCTCAAAGGTTGAGTTTGGTTTAATTGTGACTTTAACTCCACCACCACAATTATAATTTTCCCATCCACGATCCGAATTGTTTTTAATAAACATAGTTTTCTTTTATTTAATAAATAAATTAGTTAATCGGATTGGCGAAGTTAATCACCAATCCTATAACTAAACTATTTTTAACTAGCAGTTCCGTCACTTCCAACCATGTACTCGAACGAACTATATCCAAATGCACCAGCCATATCAATAGATACACGAATTGCCTTTGTGTCAAAGTCGTGTTCCATTTCAATTTTTGGTTCAATTAGATGAACGTATTTCAATGGTTTATCCGGAGCGTCTTGTGCAAGCACAAACCAAGCTGTATCGCTTCCACCATTGGCTGCACCAATATAAGAAGAAGATACAACATCAATTCCACCTTCAAAGTAGTTCAAATCATTATTAGCTGTTCCAGCTCGTTTAGTGGACTGTGTAATTTCTACAGCAGTCTTCTCAAGAGCAGGAGGAACAACTAAAGTAAATTTTCCTTCGTAATTGATAGGTAAACCTCGTCCGTTCATTTGTTCTCTAATCATTTTAGTAGCAGTGAAAAGATTAGATTCTGATAATACTGGATTAACAGCTACTCTGTTTGAACGATTGCTAACACCACCAACCCTTGAAGGGTGTGCAGTTGAAAACATTGATACTGCATCATTCAATCTTGAAATTGGAAAATTACTATTTGAATCAGTTGTAACAAAACCATCGACAAATCCTTGCCAAGCCCATTTATTAAGTGTTCGTGTCGCAGCAATAGATTGCTGTTTAACTTCACTTAATTTACTTTCAAGTTCAGCTGGTCGAGTTTTCGCAAGTAATTGTGAAATACTAACAACCTTACCTGATTGTTTCATAACATACTCGGTTTTATAAGCCGGATATGTTCTGTCCTCTTTGATAGAGTCGTTTTCGTCAAAAAGTTCAAGGTAATTAAGACCAGTAACTCCTTCAGTTCTATGAATCAAACTGTCTGTTGATACGCTATCAAACAAACCAGTTGACATAAAATCAGGTGCTCGGTCTTTTGTCTCTTCAATAATCTCATTTACCCTTGCTGAAACTCCCTTGACAAAATCGCCCCATTGTCCTGTAAGCATCATATATTTTAATTAATGTTAATGAATAAAAAACTACTAGATTTTGATTTGTGATTCCTGAATAGAAACCAGTACTGAATTACTTGCTGCAGTACCATCTGGATCTATTCCGTAAGAAAAGAATTGACCAGTAGTGGTAAGAGAAGTAGATTCATCAAGTTGATCTGAAGCAGCTACAACATCCATATTGTAACCAGCAAGATCAGAACCAGTAGTTGTTCCAAGAGTTGCATCAGCAGTTACGCTATAAATTGAATCAAGGGCTATGTCGATTGTCCCAACAACGGTATTTGAAGCAGGTGTAGTATAAGTATCGGTAAAACCACCACCAGCACCATCATCAGTAACAGGAGATCCATCGGCCTTCTTAATGTCAACAAGAATACCAGCAACAGCAGCACCAGCACCTACCAAATCAAGTGCACCAGAAGCAAGAGCCATAGCATCCCCAATAGTATATGTACTAGAATCTGTCAAGGTATATTCCATTAACACTCTTCCACCACTTGGATTTCCGTTTTTTTTGTAAATAAATCCCATATTTTTGGCTTTAAAGTTATTTAATTAGATTTTGATGCCAAATACCTTTTGACATCTCCGCCAAAGAATTTATCAGCAATTCTTTGATCTTCTTTTGTGGCATTCACTTCTTCTGCATCTTTATTAACAGAACCACCACCAGTACCTGAATCACCTGCATCTATATTACTTTTTTCAGCTAAAATTTCTGATTTAATTTTAGACTCCATAGCTGATTTATATTCAACTGGATAAGTTGTTTGAGCGGTTAATTCAAGTTTAGCAAGAATATCTTCTTCAGTTAAAGCATTCCCTGGATCAAAACTATCGGTAATATCATCAATCTTAGTTTCAGCCCATTTGTTCCCTTCTGAAAACTTTTTCAATGCTTGCTCGAGATTTCTATTGTAAACGCTAACATTAACTTTTTGTATTTCTTGTTGAATCATATCTTTAACAACAGAGGTATCAATTTTAGTTTCACCTTCTGTTGTCTCAGACTTTTCTTCTTTCTTTCTTAATTTTTCAAGTCTTTGTTTTTCAATAATACCATCGAAATCTTCTGCTTTCTTTTGAAGTTTTTCGTGTTCCTCTTTTGTAAGAGTTACACCTTGCTCTTTAGAATCTTCGTTTTTTGAAGAGGTGTCGTCCTCCTGATTCTTGTCTTTTTTTTCATCAGTAGAATCAGACTGATTAGCAGATTTTTCTTCTGCTTCTTTTTTGGATTCGTTAGACATAATAGTAGTCTTAATAATTAATTCTCCTTTATTTTGGATAGTGGAGCATACTATCTAATATATAAAAAACTTTTTAAAAATTGTTCTTTTCTTTTTATTCCTATATTTTTTTATACTTTCATCATGATTATCTTTATCATAAACTTCTTCTGCTATATTATGTCCATCTCTTAAAACCTTTAAGATTATCGCAGCCCCTCTAGTCATTAATCTTTCATCGTCAGTTTGTGCTTCCCAGTGCTTAATAGTTTGATTTGTTAAAAGTGCTCTTATCAGTTGATTAACATCATCTGAAGTCCTAAAAAGAAATAACTTCATCTCATCGTCTTCATCAATTTTAATTATATCCCTATTCTTTTTAATATATCTTTTTAATAACCACCAAAATATTTTATTCTTCATATTATAATAAATCTAAATTAGGTTGTCCTTGCCCTGGGGCTGGTTGTCCTTCCATGCCTGGCATTCCTGGTAACCCTGGCATAGCTCCTTGTTGTTGCTGTGGTTGCCCTTTCACTATTTCTTCTGGTTTACCAAACGCTCTAGCAAAATCCTTAGCATTCATTTCTTGATCGTACATTGGATCTTCTCTAGTTGCTTGATAAAAAGCAATATTTTTATTCTTTTCATCTACCTCACTGGACTTAACAGAACTATTAGGAACTATCTCTATTTCAAAATCAAAATCTTTATTTATTAAATAATCACGAGTAATTGTTATAGGCTGAATATTACTTGTTAAAACATCAAATGGTTCACCTGATTCTTCTTCTGCCGCTGTAACCATTTCTTGCATGCCAGGTTGTTCCTCTTGAGAGCCTACTATCTGAATCATCTTCTTACCTATCTTTCCATTTGTAAGCATTCTATTGTCTAGCTGAATATATTTAAACTTATTCTTTCCACTATCAACTCGACTCGGCATTGTGTAATATTGTAAAATGTTGTGCATTCTTAACCAATATTTATGAGTGATACCTCCCTCAAAAAGTTGTAAGAATAACCCAGCCAAGTTCATAGCCCCCTCCTGTAATGTTTGAACTTCAAATTTTGTTTTACGTCCACCAGTCGGAACTCCTTGAGCTTGAGCAGAAACACTAGACTCTTCCATACTCCTTTTAATAAGCCCTAACATATTAAACGCCTGACTATCAACACTGCCTAACGCGGCTCTTTGTACCTTTGTTCCCGGATCAGTTTCATAAATTCGACCAGGCTCTAAATATCCATCCTCTAAATCAACATTACCATCAACGAAAAGAGGAGAATTAAGCGACAAGAACAATTGGTCAAGCATTGCATTGAAAGTAGCATTATCAATATCTTGCATCCCCATTAACTTATCTGGCAAAGATTTACCGTACAAAAACTGATGATGAATTGGTTCTGTCTGTATCAACCAAAAAGGATGAACCTTATGATTAAATGGAAGTGGACCATAATAGAGTTCTACACCATTAGCCCAAACACCTAACTTATCTTTATCTTCATCGTAATAATGTAATACCTGAACATTTTTTGAATCTACGTTTTCAGATATACCCCAAGGTAGTTTTTCGTTTATAATATAACTACTTTTAGCCTGAACAGTATTAGCTTTTCCAAACTTTCCATACTGAACCATAAACTGACTCAAGGTTAATTCCTGAACACGAAAACATCTTTTAACATTTCTAATATCATTAGTCCAAATTGTTTCCGGATAAAATTCTTCAATCGGAACTATTTCTCCAAAAACATCATCCCAAGCATCAATTTTAATTTTTTCTGTTTTTCTTTCTCCTGTGTCCGGGTCATACTCCTTTACGTACTCCACCTCCCGTGTTCCTTTCTTCCAGCCCTCATACCCAATCACAGTCCCCTCAGACAACGCTGTGTACATCTCCCAGATTGTTTGTTGTTGGTCTTTATTATGAATATTAGCATTCTCTAATAAATCAGAATAAATCATCTTTCGCTCATTAGAACCTTTATTCTCTAATAAACTTTTAGCTTTCATTATTAAGTTTGGTTTTAACCTAGCTGTGGCAATCTTTGATAAAATAGCAATAACTTTATCACGAGTAATCGGATCAAAGGTATTAGCCTGCCAATCCTCTTTATGAGATGGTTTCAAATGAAACTCATTCATTCTATCGTTACTATCCTTCACATAATTAATAATGTTTCTTTGAATACCGTTTTTATTAAAAAACCTAATTGGCTTATTACGCTCAATTTCATAGGTCTGAAAAAGACTCCAATGTTCTTCATATCTTGTTTCTGTATCTATGTCTGTATTGAATGGAACTCTTTCAAGTTCTTTGTTTTTTTCCTCCATAAAATTTTTTAAATAACGCCACTTAAACTTGTAGCATATTCTTTTTTCTTAAATTTAGTTTTATTTCCACGTTCTTGATAATTAAAACAAAAATAAGTAAATGCTTCTCCGATATGACTATGCTCACTATGATCAGGAATAGAAGCTCGTGTATTCCCTGTCTTTGGTCTCTTCATCTGCCAACTAGACATCATCTCAATAGTTAAGACACAAGAACTAGCCACAGAGAATTTGTCTAATATATTTCTTGCTGCCGCTACTCTATTCGGTATTCTCGTTCTTTGCGACCTAAAAACCAAACCATGCCGTCTTAAAATCGTTGCCGGACTCTGTCCTGATGTAATGTGCCTACTTTCTCCACTATGCGGATCACCATAATGAATTGCTGCCTTATATCCTTTACTATCCAAAACATCAAGATAATGATATATATCCATTGATTTATTTACATACTCATCGATAATAAAAAATTTATTTTTTTTCAGCTGAATAAACACCATTGCTGTACTATCTAGCCCAAAATCCCAACCAATATAAAGTGGGAGTGTTTCGTCGTATTCAAGGTCGTCTCTCACTTGTTTCTGGTAATCAAATTCTGAAAACACTTTTCCGGCCATACTGGCATCGTAATCAATATCTAATTCCTGAGCTACTGATTCTACGTCCGCTGCTCTTTTTATTTCTGAGTTATACCAAGGAGAGTGCGGTTTTCCTAAATCGTCAAAATATAAACCATCTGAAAATTTTGGATGTAATGTCCAATGTAATCTGAGTTTCGGCTTATTATTTTTATCACAATCATTAACTATCTGAAAAAAGAAACAGTTAGAACCTCTTCTATTCGGAGTAGATACCGGTATTCTGCAACGGGTTGTAGCTGATGACCCTTGCCAAGCTGACCTGTCTGTTTGCTCCCAGGAAGTAAACTCATCCATAAAAATGACTTTACGCCTATCAGACCTACCAAAATCAGGTGAGTTTCCTTCACCGGCGATACTGGCTTTATGCCCAGGATGAACAATCATTCCAACCTTATTTGTGTAATGATCTAATTTATATGGAAATAGAAAACTGGGTAAGCGTGAAATCATATACCTAACCTTTTCAAAGAGCGTTCCCATATCACCTCTTCTATCAACTTCCTCAAATTTTCTTGAACCTACCAAAACATCCCACTCATGAAATATCCAACCCCAAGTACAGATTGCTAAGACTAGCCAAGTTAATCCGAGTTTTCTGGATTTCTCAATCGGTAGATCATAACCTTTAAGAACTGCCTCTATAATCTCCTCGGCAACCTTTTCCTGATAATCCCAGAGTAAGAACGGAATATTCTTATCTTCTAAC